GAAAAAAAGCATTTAGGCGATTTACCTGTCTGGAAACCCTTGGTGTTAAAGGAAATGTACAGGCGAAAAAAAAGCGTTTAGGCGAAAATTTACAATAAACCAACTAAATTACTCAACTACTTAAAAAATAGTATAATAACGGCAGCCCCAAAGTTTGTATCTTAGTTTAAGCCAAACTACGCAAAATGATATGGATGAAACATTTTGGCGCTCACAAACTACTCAGAATTACAATCCGACATAGCAGACTGGATCAACAGGTCTGACTTATCGTCAAAAATTCCAACATTTATTGCTCTGGCGGAAGCCCAAATCAACAGGGATGTCAGGCATTGGCGAATGGAAACTCGCTCAAGTGGCCAACAAAGCGCTGCTGACGAATATATGCAGCTACCAGCAGACTGGGTAGAAACCATAAGGCTACACGTTACAGACAGCGGAACTTCTACCGTGAATCTCATATCAAGAGACGCAATGGCAGACAAGCGACAAGGTAATAATGACTCGTCTGGTACTGTTGTTTCTTACACTCATGCAGACGGTCAAATACAGTTATACCCAACACCTTCTGCCGAAACTAACTTGGAATTACTATATTACGCCAAAGTGCCAGCACTTAGCGATAGTAATACCACCAACTGGCTTTTAACTGAGGCACCTGATATTTATCTTTATGGCTCGTTATTGCCATCAGCTCCGTATCTGGAAGAAGATGAAAGAGCAACAACCACATGGGCGCAGTTTTATGCGGCGGCTGTTCAACAACTAAACCAAGCATCAGACCAAGCCAGATACAGCGGTTCTGGACTGAGACTTAAAATAAGAGGACTAGGCTAATGTCATTCACAAATTTTTTAGAAACTGAAATATTAGATCATGTGTTTGCTGGCGCTGCTTATACTGCTCCAACAACACTGTATCTGGCTTTATACACAGCAGCCCCAAGTGACACTGGTGGCGGCACAGAGGTATCAGGTGGTGCTTATGTGAGAAAGTCCGTAGCCTTTACAACAACGGGTGACACGACAAGCAACAACGCTGCGGTTGAATGGCCGACAGCATCCGCAAACTGGGGAACAGTATCTCACATTGGTGTGTTTGATTCTTTATCAGGAAGCACAAACCTTATGGCTTATGCCGAATTAACGACTTCAAAGACAATCTCTTCTGGCGATGTGTTTCGTGTGCCATCTGGAGACTTAGATATTACCTTGAACTAACGGACAAAGAATGTTATATAACCAGTGGAAATACAACAGGGGTGGATACTCCACTGCTGACATAGAGGACGGCGCAGGGATAATAACTGCGTTAGGAAGTCTGACAGCTAACGCTACGGCGATTTATAGTGTTCCAGTTGTAATAAGCGTGATTTCAGCGTCTACAGCAGAAACAGCATTAGTTTTGGTTGGCTCTGCTGAGACTACGGCAAATAGCTCGATAACTTGTTCTGGTTCTATTAGAAAACAAGGCGAAGCGGAAGTTGTAGTAATTAGCTCTGTTATCGCAAACGCTGTTGCAACATTAGCTGGCTCGGCTCTTGTAACCGCCACACCAACTATTACCGCAACAGCATACAGAGTTGCTTCAGGAAGTGCGTTAATAACCGCCAACGCAAGTTTAATAAACAAGGCCAGAGAGAAGTGGGAACTGATTGCTGGTGGTACAGACGAATGGACAGATATTGCTCAAGGAAGTGAAGCGTGGACAGACATTTCTCAAGGCAATGAAACATGGGAAAAAATAGCAGCATAATATGGCACTGATACCTCTAAAAATACCAGCAGGAATTTACGGCAACGGTACCGATCTAGAAGCGTCTAATCGCTGGCGTGATTCAAGCCTTGTCCGATGGAACGATGGCTCGTTAAGGCCTATCGGTGGCTGGGATTTGCGTGTTGAAGATGCCTTTGCCCACGCACCAAGAGCATTAATCGCTTGGAAAGATAATGACGACACGTCAAATATCGCTGCTGGAACTTACGAGAAACTCTATTATGTGAATCAATCAGGCGCAGTAACCGACATAACGCCAACTGGATTAACAACAGGTGATTTAGATGCTACCGTCAATATCTCATTCGGTGGTTATTACTTCGGTAACGGTTATTATGGCATAGAGCGCCCCAATGACGGTGTGTACCAAGAAGCAACAACTTGGTCACTTGATACGTGGGGTGAAAATTTAATTGCTTGCAGCTCAAAAGACGGCAGATTGTTCGAGTGGACACTAACACCCTCAACACCTGCTGCTGTTATCGCAAACGCACCTACGGACAACAAAGGTTTTATCGTCACGGAAGAACGGTTCCTATTTGCTTTAGGCGCAAATGGCAACCCAAGAAAAGTACAATGGTGTGACAGAGAAGACAACACCTCTTGGACGGCCTCTGCCACAAACGAAGCTGGCGACATCGAATTACAAACCACAGGACAGATTATGTGTGGCGTTCGCATGAGAGGCAGGACTTTGATTCTGACAGATAACGATGCCCACATTGCCACTTATTCTGGGCCACCTTTTGTTTACGGTTTTGAACGAGTCGGCACAGCCTGTGGAATTACCTCCCGAAACGGATTAATTGCGATTGATGACGGTGCCTACTGGATGGGCGCTAAAGGATTCTTCACATTTGATGGCGACATCGCCAGAGAGGTTAAGTGCGATGTACTAGATCATGTGTTTAATGATTTAAATTACAATCAAATTAGCAAGGTTTATGCGGTTCACAACTCACAGTTTGGCGAAATATGGTGGTTTTATCCATCAGATGGCGCACTAGAAAACGATTCTTATGTTGCTTATGATTACAAAGAAGGCCATTGGATAGTCGGCACTTTAGCAAGAACGGCAGGTATTGACAGGGGTGTTTTTGCAACACCGATGTTTGCCGATGCTACAGGAGATTTATATAACCACGAAACTGGCTATCTTTATGATTCAGACAAACCTTTTGCAGAAACTGGGCCTATCAGTCTTGCAAACGGAGACAACGTAATGAAAGTTACAAGTCTAATCCCTGATGAGAAGACACAGGGCGAAGTAAAAGTGACCTTTAAGACAAGATTTTATCCAAACGACACAGAAACAACACACGGCCCTTACACCTTAACCAATCCTACAGATGTTCGCTTTACTGGTCGCCAAATACGAATGCGTGTCGAGGGTGTTGTTGTAGGTGCTTGGCAAGCTGGATTAATGCGAATTGAAGCCAGAGCAGGAGGCAGACGATGAGCGCACCGTTGCCACCACCACCTACAGGAAATAGCTGGCAGGGCTGGGGCGAGAGATTGAACGCCTTTATGGTCAGGACACGAGATAAATTGCGCTATAAAACAGGTGATGAATCTGCCGCAGAAGACGGAGTTTTGATGTGGGATGCAGCCCAAGACTGTCCAGTAGTATCAAAGAATGGTGCTTGGATTAAAATTAAATTAGACCCATGATGATAAAAGACGAATTATTAAGATGTAGGGAGTGGATAGAGTCTGCCCTAAAAAAAGGCGGCAACACGCACAGCTTTAAGAATGTTGTCGATGGTGTTTTGAGCGGCAAAATGCAGCTCTGGCACGGTTCAACAGGATGCGCTGTAACAGAATTGGTGGTATATCCAAAGAAAAAAGTTCTGCATGTTTTCCTTGCTGGCGGCACACTGGATCAGATACTGGATATGCACTCGGATGCTGTCAAATGGGCAAAGAAACAAGGATGTGACGGCATGACGCTTTCAGGAAGGCGCGGATGGAAAAAGGCATTAGAATCAAAAGGATGGAACGAAAAACTAACAACAATGGCAAAGGAATTTTGATATGAGCGATAAAGGCGGTGGTGAAACACAAAAAGTGACAATTCCGCAATACGTTACGGATGTGTCACAGACAAATCTTACAAGAGCAGAGAATCTTGAACGACTGGATTATATGCCCTACTATGGCCCTGATGTTGCGGCTTACAACCCAACAGAATTAGCAGTTATACAGTCTAATATTGATACGGCAGAAGCATTTGGCTTATTGTCACCAGATAGTCTAACGTCAGCACAAGGAATGCCACAAGCGCAGGAGTTTGCTGGTGGATGGAAAGGATATTCGTCAATACCGTTGTACGACCAAGCATTGGCAGAATTAAAAGCGCGACAGCCTGAAATTTTTGCTAATCGAAACAATTTTTTTGTATAGGAGTTGATTATGGCAGGCCCACAACAACAAGGACAGACAGTAACACCAAATATTAATGTACTTGCAGCCAAAGGAATTACAGGCGCAGGATACGGTTCGGCTACTGGCATGGGTTATACACCACAAACTGTTCAAGCAGGACAACTGGCAACAACTAATTTAAGCCCATACATGAATCCTTACATCAATGACGTGATCGATACCACGATTGCTGATATTAACCGTCAAGGATTACAAATGCAGGACACGCTTGGATCGCAAGCAAATGCAGCACAAGCATTTGGCGGCGCTAGACACGGTATTGCGATGGCAGAGTTGGGCAGTGATCTTTCGCAGAATGTTGCAAGAACATCCGCAGGATTGAGAAATCTCGGATTTCAACAAGCACAAACAGGCGCACAATATGACATCAGTAATAGTCTTTTAGCTGACCAGTTTAATGTGAGTTCTGGGTTACAAGGCGCACAACAACGCTTGGGTGCAGCAAACCAGTTAGCCAATGTATCTAACCTTGGTTTTAATATGGGGCAAACCGTACAGCAGAATTTGGCAAATCAAGGTATGCAACAGCACATGATGGAGCAAGCCCTAATTGATGTGGCTAAACAACAGTACCAGAATTATACCGAACAACCATACAACCGTATTGTTGACTCGTCATTATCTATAACGCCAGTCCCTCAATCAAAAGAAACAACCAACCAAATGGGCTTGTTTGATTGGTTAACTGGAGTTGCAGGTTTGCCTAAGATGGAATTTGGTGCAAAAACCATCCAAAGTGGGTTGCCTGAAAGTACGGGCTTTAATTGGGGAGGCAGGTAATGTCGTCTCATTTATTACAAACAGGCTTAAGCGGTCTTTTCTCGATGATAGGAGACAAGGCCCAACGGTTAGGTACAGGTATTGCGAGTATATACAACGATGACGCTAAACGCGCTCAAGCAGCTATTGTTTTTAATTCATTACGATATAAACCTGATCCCAACTTAGCACAATCCCTAGAAAATAGATTGGGTGATTTGAGAACTGAGAAATCAAATACCTCCACCACAAACAAGACGCTGGCGTATTTAGAAAGCCTAGGTCGTTCAGATTTAGTGCAGTTTGTTCAAGCTGGCGGAAATCCTGTCGAGGCATTAAAAGCAACATTAAACAATGAAAAACAATACGCACCAACGTCTTACGCACCAACGTTCGATGAAAAAGGTGACGAATATATTACAGTGTACAACCCAAACAGCCGCACGGTTGAAAGAATATATACTGGCACAACAGGACTATCACCGCAAGCCACTATAACCTTTAGGGTTGAAGAAGCCGCAAGACTTGCCGACCTAAAGAGAAGAGATACAACACTGGCAACAATGGGCGCATCTGCTGTCACCATGAAATCAAAAATGAGAAAAATTGGTGAGTTGCTTGTACAAATTGACAAGGGTGCAAAGTCTGGTTTTGTCTCCAACTTTTTCCCAACACTGTGGGCGGTAACCGCTGAACTGGATGTATTAAAAGCAGAGTTGGGTCTTGATGTTATTAGTTCAGTGACATTTGGCGCATTGAGTGAGAGAGAATTAGCACTAGCAATGTCAACCGCAGTGCCAGATAAGCTCCACCCAGACGAGTTAAGGGCTTGGGCGATTAACAAACACGCAGCCATGCAAAAACTGTATGTTGAGATTAATAAGAAGATGACAAGGCTTTCTAATGCCAAGGGTTATAGCGAATTTCTTGCAGCAGAGGCAAAACAGGCGCAAGAAGACGCTCAGTATAATTATTACAACCTTACAGAAGAACAAAGGCAATATTTCACCTATGAAAACTGGCTGGGTCTGAATGTCAATGGTAGAAAGACAGCACTGGCGCAACTACTATGACTACATTCAACCAAACAACACAAGATAGAGTTAATAAGTTTTTAATAAAAGAAGGTCTGATGCAAGAAGCCCCACCAGTGCTTTCTGGATGGGATGTTGCTACTGGTACAGGAAGAAGTATTGGTCAGGGCGTTCTACTTGGGTTTGGTGATGAGCTAGAGGCAATGTTAAGAAGCATAGGTGATAGGTCTTATGATGAGATTGTTGCTGAGATTAGGGGCGAGATAAAGGAATTTGAAAAGCAGTATCCAGCAACCGCAATCACTACAGAAATATTAGGCGCTATTGCTCCTGTAGCCCTTCTTTACCTGTCTGGTGTTGGCGCACCAGCAGCAGTGGCTAATACAGCAAACATAGGCTCTAAGATATATCAGGGTGCGAGTCTATTAAGCAAAACAAAAGCAGCAGCACCTGTGGCAATGGGTGAAGGCGCAGTATATGCTGTAGGAAAGGGCGAAGAAGGTATTGCTGAAGACATAAAGAACGCACCGTCTGGCGCAGCATGGGGGCTTGGTGGCACGGTAATTGGTATGCCAATTCTGCACGGACTTGGTGTAGTAGGACAGGTG